GGCTGGAGATCAGCGGAATCAACTGCTTGAACGGGTGCATTTCCTGAACGATGCGGCTCAGGTCGTACCACACCAGCCCTGTGTTCTGGTCAACAGTGTCGGCCTTCGCGAGAGTGCCGACACGCTCGTCAATGGCCTGCTTGAAAGTGTCGCTTTGCAGGAACTTCTCAAATTCATTCATCTCAGATTCTCCTATTGCCGAGTTGTTGACTACGAACTGGAACCGCTGTGAGCTGTGCCGGAGCCTAGTTTCCGCCCAGGTCAATCTTGAAGTTGGGATCGTTGATCGACTTCGCAAAGCCGCTGCCAGGGGTGCACATCAGGCCGAAAGCGCGCGCCGTTGCCTGCTCAGAGCTGCGCTGGTCGTTCGGGTCGGCTTCGGAGAGCGATTTGTTGATCATCCGGTTGAAGTCGGCCTTGCCGTCGCTGGCCGGGAACACATCCCCGGTCGAACTGGCAACAAACAGCTTCGGGCGGCGTCCAGCGGAGGGCTGATTCTCAATCACGGACATCTGCCCCTTCAGGAAGGCGTTGTCGGCAATCAGCGGGGCGGTAGCTTCGGCCACAGCGGCCTTGACCATCGTCGCAATCGCAGCCGCAGAATAAGGCGAGTCGCCAGCACCGCGGAAGGTGTTGCCCTCAACTTCGCCTTCAGTCATGCGCCGGGGGGAAAGCTCTTCCACGTTCTCCGAAGCAGGCTCTTCGCCCAAGTCGGTTTCCGCCTTCTCGCCATCCCAGCCGGTCATGGCCTTGCCGAGTGCGGCATGAGCCAGTTCGTGATGGTCGGCAATGTCGTTCATGTGTCCCGAAAGCGCAGTGAGGTGCTTCTTGAACTCATCGCCGCCGTCGGCCGCTTTACCCATGCACTTGTGAAGGGCTTCAAGCTCATCGACCGCTTTGCCGTGGGAGGCCGATGCCTTCTTGATGTGGTCATCGGCTTTCTTGATGGCCGCTTTGCTTGCCGCCGTGAAGCGCTTCTGGAGGTCAGTATCCATGATGGTGCTCTCCTTTTTCTTGGTGCTGCCCGGCCAGTCGGTCGGCAGAAGGTGGGTTGCATTCAGCGCTTTCGCGCGTGCGACGATGTGATCCTTGGCTTTCTCGGGGTCCGATGCGCGGCCATGTGCTTGGATTGCATTCTCAAGATCCTTCACGGTCTGGATGGGGAAAGAACCGTCCGGGAGCGCAACCCCTGTGCTGCCGAGGTGCTTGCGTTCCTTTTCGCTGAACTCCCGCTTCTCAAGGTCAACGCCTTCCGCAAACTTGGCGGTCAGTGTGGCCATCTCATCAGCGGTCAGTTCTTCGGACTCAGCAGGACTCAGATTCGGGTCCTGTGCGGCTTTGGCAAGGTCCGGAAGTGCAATCTTTCCCATCCCGAGAATCGTCCGAAACGTGTCAAGCGCTTTTTCCATCAAAGTCTCGTTACTGGTTTGATTCTCCATCGACCCTCCAAAGGCGAGTCCACCGGCAATCTTGCAAATATCGATAGAGCACTCAGAATTTGCCGGTCGGTCAACCAAACTGATTTCCCGGAGACTCAGCGCCTTGACCACATCGCCTACCTTCTCCAGCTTGGAACCGCCAATGCTGAAACCCTTGTAGACCTTATCAACGCACTTGCGCCACGCCGCCGGGTCACTGATCTTGGCCCCAATGTACAAGCCTTTGGCGTCAACTCGAGCTTCCTTGGTGACGCCCACGGCTGAGTTGGTGTGCATCTCCCGGATGTTCGCCCACTTCATGTAGTCAGGGAGGGCGGCCTTGATGGCGTCCAGCGGAACAATCTCCCCTTGCAGGTCCTTTGATGGTGTTGAGGCGTAACCCCAGACCATTCCGCTCTGCGCGTCGACTTTTTCAATCGGGAGAAATACGCTGAAATCGTCCATTTGGCTCCTGTAAACGCAAAAAGGCCGGAGCAATCAGAGCTTTAATAAGCCATGACAACTCCGGCCAAAGTGCTTTTGTACCGTCGATTGAGATATTACCACAGCAGGACAGATGAGCAGTTTAGAGCAAAAAGAGCCCGACATCTTCGCAGGATGCCGGGCAGGAGGACTATGTGTTCCAAGGAGGTCGCCGGTACCACCGGTCTACTCGGATTCTACGCGTTGAGTCCTGAACTGCTCGACAATCTCTGCGGCAACTTTCCGGTAGGCATATGGATTGTCTGGGCCTTTGGCTATAAGCATGTCGGCAATCTTATCGGCATCTGTCTTGTGGATGGCTTCGATGCGGGCGCGGCGGGCGGCCATCATTGCGTCCACCTTGAAAGATCGTTCCTCCTCAGTCTGGGCGCCTGGGCCAAACTTTACTGCCTCATTAAACGTGGCAGGCCCAAGCAGTTCATCGGCAATCACGCGAGCCGCAGCGGCCATCTTTTCGTATGCGGTTGTGCTTTCCGTAAACTTGTGCATGTTGTATGCGGTCAACATTTTGGCTATCAGGTCATTTTCTAGCATTTCATCTCCTTCTGTCCTGCTGTTTGTTGGTTAGTTTCCTACTCTCACGGTTGCCACTTCACCCATGTGCATCCCGCCGATCATGACCCTATCGGCTACCTCTTCGAGCGTCTTCTTGCGCTCCCATATGAAGTTGAACGCCGCCGGGCCAACCTGGACCATGCGGAAATCATCGTTGGGGAACTGCGTTTCGAGCGAGTCGGCCACGTTGGAGAGTACATCAAACTCGCCGCCAGGCTTGAACACGTTGCCTTTGCCGGCTGCCAGGATGACGGTCTTGTGGGTCCTGTTGCCAGGCGCAAACATCTTGATGGTGAGTTTCTTCACTTCGACCTCGCTTTCTGTTTGTTGAGTGCGCGGCTCATGCGCCCCATCCACTTCAGGACTCGCAAGACGTGACGAGTCCCGCGCGCAAAGCGCATACGGCCCGGTAGACGTGGGATGTTATAGCGGCTTCCAGTGATGCTCGATAGCTTCAGTCAGAGACGGGACGCGAGCGAATATCTTGCCGAGTTGCAATTCGATGCGCTCACTGATCCTGTCAATACCGACACGAGCGTCTATCGCTTCTGCCGTCACTGTGGCTACAATCTCCTTGCGTTCAGGCTCGACGACGAGTTTCCACTGACGGAGTAAATTGTCTGGAACCCATACGAGGAAGTCGCTACGCAGAATAGTTGGAGACGCACCAATGGTTGCATCATAAGTTGGGCGCTTACCGATGCGCATCACTTGGACCGCCATTCAAATGTGATGATAAAGGTGCAAAGGTTAGTGCAACGCGTCAGGTATCCAGTCTTGAGGCTCAGAAGAACTGTTCCTTGAACGGGCGCGCCAGCCTCTTTGAGTTTGAGCAGCACTAACTGTTCAGGGTCCTGTCGTTGCCGCATAGCCTTCAGAACCTCAGCAGGACGCAGAGTCACCGTGATGACGGTCGTGTCGCCTTCATCGACAAAGATTCCAGTGTGCGGATTCCCTGAATTCTCCACGAGCGATACGCCGGTAGCGTGGAACTTGCCATCAGGACCCGTCTGCCCGTCAAGTTCTATGTCGTGTATCTTTCTCATCCCTCCACCCACTTTCCCAACCCCTTGGCAACAGCGATAGTCGCCAGGGTCATAGAGCGCACCGTGGCGATGGTGCCGAGGCTTACTGTCTGTCCATGCGCTTCGAGTTCCGCAGCGATCTGTGATTGATTCCAGTCCTGATGTTGCATGACACAAGCGCGGACGGCATCGGTTGCGGTGTGCTTGGTTTCGGAGGCATAGGGCTTGAATGCGTCCTTGATAACCGTATCGAACTCTTGCACGACAATCGCTTGCGAGTCCTGGTGCGCCACGTCATTGGATGACGCCTTGGGGAGTTCAGGACCAATCGGCCAATTGACCGTTACGAGATCCTTGGTGATGATGTCGTAATCAGGGCACTTGAGTTCTATTCCTGTTCGCGAAAGCTCCGATAGCAATGAATCATCGAAGCCGGGGCACTCTTCCGGGTCCTGTTGCGCCTTCACTCGCTTCGCCTGGACGTTGTACCAGTCCTGTGCTTCCTTGCTCAGGCGCTCCCAGTCGTTATCTGATGCCTTGGACACGGCCAGCACAAGGCGCCGCAGATAATGGCCGTCAGGCTCGCCCTCGGCCTGGGGCAGAAACTCTGTGCCGGTGGCCGCAAGCAGTTCGCTGTAGATGGTGGTCAAGATTGCATCTCCTGTTTCTTCCTGCCGATCAGGCTTACGAGCAGGTTGCATTGGGTTGGGGTGAATGTTTCGCGTCCCGGCCAGTTGGCCTCAATCAAGTTCAGGACCTCAATCATCGGTACATGGGTCTTCTCGTAGACCTCGTCGATCATCTCGGGGAGCGTCACGCGCGCCTCGGTTCTGCTGGCGGGTTGCTCCCGTACTTGGCGATGAATTCGTCTGAGAGGCGAAAGGGGCAGGAATCGCCGTGCTTGTAGATGGGATTGAGGCATAGCTTACAGAACCCTTCCGAGTCCTGTTCCTCCCGATCCTCGTCAATGATTTCGTACAGAATCCTCACGATTGCTTCGGCGTCTGCTTGTCTGTCGGTTTGGTACACGTCTACTCCTTTGATGCTGCCAAGGCAGCGCTGCGGTGACTTGCATATCCACTCCAAGTGATTCCATCCACTCCGAACACTTCCATGTGGGTGAGGTCCTTTGGAACCAACGTGGCCTTCTGTGTCCTGTTGAGGACGGTTATCAGAGGCAGGATGCCCAACCGGCTCGCACAGGCCGGGCACTGCTCTGGAGACTCGCCAATCGCATCACAATCGGCGCATAGGTAGGCGTTGCGGAGGTTAACGTGCATGGCTCACCAGCCAGTGGGCCATGAACATGATGGGGTGATGCAACTCCCACAAGCCCCAGATTACGAGTCCTGCCAGGACCTCAAAAGCGAATGCGTTGCGGATGCAGGTGAAGAAAGCAATGCCGTCGTCGTTCCGCAACTTGCTGACGTTCGGCCCTTCGCCGAGGACGTTGGCATGTGGATAGTGGTACTGGCCGGCATGGTCAAAGCCTATGCCCAACTCTTCGTATCCTGTTGCTGCCCACGCTTTATCGAGTTCAACCTGCTCGCGTGACGGGATATTGCTCCCGTCCATGACTTCGTTCGTGATCCGTTCTGTTTCGGTCATCTCCAGACCCCTTTCTGTGAACAGGATTATTAAACCACCACTCACAGCGTTTATCAACATAAATATTATGCGTTTATTAAACTTTTCTGTTGACATGCGCATTGAGGGTGCTATTCTCGGTTTATCAACTAAACGGTTGTTGGTTGAGCAGTACAGGAAGGAGGGTAGCCTATGGACTTCAGGACTCGAATAAGCTTGGATGGCATGGGTCCTGAAGCTACTACTCAAACGCAGTCGCAACCGAGCCCGGCGGTATATCCGGGCACAGGAAAGGAACACGTGACCGAACGCGAATCTCTATGCATGATGGCAGGCATCGTTATCGGGATGCTGCCGGGGGCTATTATCAGTATCCGATCAATCATCACCAATACGCGCTGGCTCGGGCAGGAACGCCGCAGAGCTGAGCGCAGAAAAGAGGACCGCAATGTCTAACTTCACGCCTGGACCATGGCACACAGAGAACGAGCCCGGAGACTGGGGGCTTAGAGGCGCTGTCCGCGTTTATGGAGATGGCAAGGAGATTTGCGCAATAGAATATACGACTCCTTATTGCGCAGGAGCAAGTCGTAGCGACATCGAAGAATGCAGACGGGCACAAGCAGACGCGCAACTTATTGCAGCCGCGCCGGAGATGTACGAGGCGCTGAAAGTTATGCTCGCTTCTGCTATGCCGCATCCAGTAGAGCATCCAACTATGACGGCAGCGTGGAAAATCGCCCGCGCAGCACTCGCCAAGGCAGAAGGAAAGCAGGCTCTCAGTGCGCTTTGACTTTGTTTGTTTCGCACTCTGCACCGTCGAATCCGAAGCAGAGAGAGTGGCAGCGGCAGAGAAGGCAGAAAGAGATCGAATCGCGGAAGCTGAGCGCACAAAACAGAGACTTGCTGAGATTGAATCATGCGCTGCCGCTGAACGGACACGGCTAGAGCAGGAACGTATCGCTGAAGCAGAAGCAACCAGGCGCCGCGAATATGAAGCGCAACAGAAGGCTGAACGCGACCAGGCGGCGGCGGTTCCGGCCGTGAGAGGTGAGAGATGCCCTCAATGATCGAACGCACTTGCGCGAACAAGCGATGCCGAGCGAAGTTCATGGCGCGTACTTCTGATGTGAAACGCGGATGGGGACGGTTCTGTTCAAAGTCCTGCAAAGCTGCTGAACAGGAAAACAGGACAGGGCAGAACGCCGCTCACGTTGGTCTATCGCCTACGGAATACACGTATGGGCCAACTTTCAGCGATGCCCACCTATTCAGCCACGAGGAATAGAACCGCCGAAGTAGCGTTATAGCTTCCCGCTCTGAAGAGTTTCCCAACGAATCGGCCGGCCATCCTCGAAGATCAGGATGAACCGGCCATAGAACCTTTCAGGAAGAATGGGCCTCAGAGCCTGGGCAGAGCGCAGGATAGCCTCAGCCGTAACCGGCATAGACTTCAGGGCCGACTCCTCGTCAATTCTTATGCGTCCCGTTGCCGCCATCTATTCCTCACCCTCTGATTCATCCTCGTCCTTCGATTCAGAATAGCCGATACCGTCCCTACACGCAGGATGAAATGGGGGGCAGTCATCTCCAGACGGGAAATCCTCGTCGATAGGGATGAGACCCGCATCTGCATTTTCTTGGCACTCTTCACAGCACCCCTCGCCAGGGAAACTCTGCTTGAACTTCTGCCCAGTTCCCTTGGCGGCCTCATGCTTGCCGTGGTTGTAGGCGTACATGCTTTCGGTTCTACTGATGGTCAAGGCGCGCGCGGCGCTGAAGTCTTCGCTCTGCAAGATATTATGCTGGAGTTCCGTCGTCGTCCAGCCTTCATCGACCGACTTGCTTATCAACTCTCGCAGGTTCTCGCGTGTCGTCTCCGTGATGGCGTAACGGGCATCGGGATTATCAACGATCTCGCCCTTGTCTGTGATGCGCTTGCCCACCAGCTCCGCGCCGCGCTCACGAGCCATCTGCCGCGCTTCTTCAAGGACTTTCGTCCACATGTCGCTGTCTTCTGCAATGCCGCGGTCAGTCAGGAACTCTGCGGCACCAGCTACCGCATCAGTCTCAAGGTAGGGCGTCACCTCCGGGATCAGGTCGCCCCAGTCCACCAGAACGTCTATCGTGTCCTGATCTTCTGGCTTTTTCTTCGCAGCCTTCGCCAGTTTTTTGACGGTAAGTCCTGCGGCCGCTTCTTTTCCCTTGCGCTTGAGGTAGGTCGCTAGTATCTGCTCCAGTGACTTCCCCGCTTTGCTAAAGGGCGGTCGGCTTCCGTCCCGGCCTCCTTTTGCGTGGGGGTGGGCTTGCTGGCATTCTTTCCGGGTCCTGATGCCCCGCCGGTGCCCCCCGGTGCGACTGGTGTAGGCAACGCGGTCTGAGCCGCCAGGACCGCCAAGGGCATCCATCCGGTGCCCGTCTTGACCATCGGCACGTCGCCGCCTTCTACCGCGTCCAAGCCGTCCCGGTCCCGTAGTTCGTTGATTGTTCTGGCACCGAGAGATGTATTGGCGATGTCGATAGTGGCCTGGTCAGTCGCCGCTACTTCCTCGTTCTGGTCGAACGCATGGCCGATGTCGTCCCATCCCCATCCGAGAAAAATCAGGCGCTCCATCAGGCTGGACCACCAGAGCATCTCTCCGTTGAGTCCTTGAGCGCGCATCTGCTCCTGAAGCTGCTCGGAGTTCGCCCGCGGCTCAGGCTCCTTGATGTAGGGCTTCGGGTCGGTCCTGAAGGCGCGGCAAACAATGCGAGCCATCCACTCGTCATACTCGGACTTGAGCAAGTCGCCGGCCGAGCCCTTCATCTCGAAAGGCTTGCCACCGCCAGGGATGAACCGCATCTTGGACTTGAGCTTGAGATTCCCGCTCATCAGTGCGTCGAACGTTCCCTGCCAAAGGGCAATTTGCTCAGCGGTCCATTCCGGCGGACAGCAAACCATCACATCAGGGCAACTACCCTCTGTCCAGAACGAAAGCATGTACATCGTCTTGCGGACCTGCTGTGTGGCCTCCATCAAGATCTGCTCAACCTCGGAGTATCCCCAGATTGGATTCTGCGCCCACCGATGCCGGGGCATGTAGACAATTTCCCGCTCAGTGAAGTTGTCCATCGGGAGACCCTTGACGATCTGGACGTATGCCAGGGACGGCCAGTCGGGGATGCGTCCGCGGTCATCAATCTTTGGCACTATACTGTTGCCGTCAATCACTTCCAGCGCGTAGGGCTTTGTACCGGCCCGATTCTTCCAGATGTAGACGGTGGCGGCGTCAATGGTGTAGCGCTCACGGAAGATCATCTCCATCCACTGTGGGTAGGGTATCTTCCTGTCTGGCATTTTGAAGAATGCGTTCAACTCTTTGATGCGCGGATCGTCTTCCGACTTCACTCCTTTGGCGGGGTTCTTCAGGATAAACTTCCATGGCAGGCTTACCAGCTCGTCGACGCGCGCGCTCAACTCGTTGGCGATGATGCCCGAGCCACGCACAATGCCACGCAGCATCTCGCCCAAGACGATGTGCCGGTTGACGATCTCGAGATTGTAGCCGGTGGGGTAGTCCCACTCGCGGGCGTCCACAATCGACGGGGGGCCAAAGGGCGCTACGGGTTGATAAGGGCTGAAGCGGTTGCGCTCTTCGTCTACGTCGGCAATGAAGTCGGAGGGGAGACGACGGTCATCAGGGCCAGGACGGTCGTTTTCAGGGTCCCGATTTGGCAGAGTAGGCCGAACGCCGCCGCGATTCCTTGCGCTCAAGAGTCCATACCGCGGATTCATGAGCGTCATCGAACCGCCCGTAGCGTCCGGCATCTTCTGCAATGCCTTGTCGTTCAGCCGTTTTCCAAACACTGTATCGTCGTTGATCTCTGTCGGTTCATCCCACAAGGCCATGGTGTGTGCTCCCGTGGTCTAGTGTATCAACCTCAGGATGAAGACTTCTTTTTCTCCCCTTCTTCGATGCCGAGAGCGAATGATCTCCTGATTTGATCGTTGTGAATAAATCCAATTACTTCTGCGTATTCTGAATCTACAAGAAGCTCCGTCATGTTTGTCGTGGTCACGGCGGTATCTTCTTTAAGTTGTCGAGAACCTATCACTTCTCTACATTTGGCGCAGTTGAGGATGTGAGTCCTAAAGTCTTCGACGATAAGTCCACCATCTTTCTTGTGGAATCGCATATGATCTATATGCCCGGTCGTTCCATCTCCGTAGACAACTCGCATGTCCATCATTTAGACATTCCCTTCTTCGGTGAACTGATCTTTTATTTCTGCCGGAATACCTTTTGGCCACTCCAAAACAACTATTAGCCCAGACGGACAACTAATTGCGTAGGGAATGTGCCACTTCCAGCATAGTTCAAGCTGGACAAGATTATAATCTCGTTTGATCGGGAGCTTGACGGGAAAGAGGAGTTTTACCTTCCCGTTGCTTTCAATCTCTTTCTGAATAGCTTCAGCCTCTTCGCGCGGATCAATAATCATCGCTCCTCACTTTCCTTGGCACATCAGGCACTTGCAGCCCGGTGCGTGGGCTGGACGAGCGTAGAGAGATGCAGGCGGAAACACATGATTCGCCGTCTTCACCGCTCCCGACTTGATAAGCGGGGCAATGGTTTCTGTGTTCCAGTTCTTGCTCTTACATTTTGAGCACGACTTGGGAGGATCATTGCTCCCGGTGTACCACACATGCCCACAGGACTCGCGGTCGCACTTCCACGCTTTGACGGTTGCTTGGCTCATGCTCCCGATGGTAGCGGAAACTACCGATAGTAGCAAGTGGAATCAGGACGCCCACGATGGCCTTGCACAGTCGGGGTGCATCCTGCGTATGCCCTCTTCCACTACGGTATCGCCAAGCGGTTTGCCGCAATGGTCACAGAGGTCTTGGGGTGCAAGGGCAGCCATAGCGCGGTTGTAGGCGGTCAGGGCTGGCGCTTTGACGGGCGTGGTCACGGTAGGTGCAGGTCTAAAGCCGGGAGTCTTGGGATTCGAGTCCTGATCTCCACCAGTTTGCACCGCCAGCGCACCCTGGTAATACTCGAGCAGCCCAGCCCCGTTCTTGGACACTTTGGCAAACGCCAGCATGATTGCCTCGGCCCGGTCAGGACTCTTGACTCCCCGCTTCCGCATCGCTTCCTTTGACTCAATCTCCGTCTGCCCACGGCTGTTCGGCTTCCACCGGATGCTGGCAAGCTGGGAAATGGTCGTCTCGTCCATGAGTCCTGCTAAGTCTCCGCTCTTGGCGCGCATCCGCAGGCCCCAGTAGAGTTCAGCCTTCAGGTTCACGAACTGCTCTTTATCCGCAGGCGACTCGCCCACGTTGACCGCATTCGATGGGAAGCCAAGGTCTTGCAGGTGTTTGTGGAGGTAGTATCCGATGCCGGCCGAGTCGACGTTGAGGGTCCCGATTCTGTCTCCATACTTCCGGAGTGCGCTCACCAGTTCGCCGCGGGGATCTGGATTGCCCCAGCCGATGATCTCAAGAATCTGGAACCCGCACCGTGCCACCATGACCGTCTCATCCTCGCCAGGACCCGCCACGTCGATGCCGATGTCCACCTTGCCCTCATACGTCCGCGTGTCCCGTTGCGCGCGCTCCAGCCACGCCAGAGACAGCAGGGCATCAGGACTCTGAGAGGGGAAGTCTCCCATCACGCGCGAATCCCAGCGGAAGTCTCCCGGACCCCACTCCTCAAACCGTTCCTTTACCCACCGCCTGGTGGTGAGCCATGGCATTACATTCTGGTCAAGTTCCTCTTCGGTCAGGTCCATCAGATCGCGGCCGTTCGGATCGCCCAGCGTTACCGTGATTGGAGCGCCTTCTGAGTCCTGAGCCTCATACGAAAGCTTGATGCCTTTGAAGTTGGGCGTGTCGAATGCGCTGATGGTGAATGGCTGGACGCTGGCGCGCTTGCTGTGGAACTCATCGTAGAAGGCACCAGAGGAGATGGTCGGGTTGCCCAGCTTCAGAATGCGCACATCGCCGCCGGCCCGAATACCCTCAATCGCTTCGATGATCTTCGGGTCAACGCCGGGGGCTTCGTCGATGATGATGAGCACATGGTCGGCATGGAAGCCCTGGAACTTGACGCCCTCGTCCTGCTGCTGGACGGTCGTCGTGAAGCCGAGCGCGTACCGCATCGGGTACTTGGTCTTATCAAACTCTAGTTTGGTGAGGTTGGCAGATGGGAAGGGATACTTGCTCTTGACGAGGGCCTTGTGGATTTCACCCCACATCAGGACCTCGACCTGCTTTTTCGTGGGTGCCGTGGTCACCACGATGGCGTTCTCGTACCGGGCCAGCCACC